TGGCACCGCTGAACTGGCTGACGCGCACGTTTCCCGAGGCGCCTGTCATCGTCGAGAAGAAGGGCGCTGGGGGCTCGTGGGAGCAGGCTGACGGCCACCCCATGTGCGAGCTCATCGAGCGCCCTAACCCGTACTACTCCGGTGACGTCCTGTGGATGGCAACGGTCGCGGAGCTGGTTCTCGAGGGCGACGCGTACTGGGTCAAGATCCGCGACGCTCAGCTGCGTGTCAAGGAGCTCTGGTGGGTACCGTCGTGTCTCGTCACGGCTAAGTGGCCTGACAGCGGCAACGTGTTCATCTCGCACTATGAGTATCGACCGGGAGGTGATCCGATCCGCGTGTCGGTCGACGACGTGGTGCACTTCCGCTACGGCATCGACCCAGACAACGAGCGTAAGGGTCTGTCGCCCCTGCGCTCCGTGCTGCGTGAGGTCATGAGCGACGACGAGGCAAGCCGGTTCGCCACGAGCATCCTCCGTAACATGGGCGTCCCCGGACTGATCGTCTCGCCTGACGGTGACTTCGCTGTGGACGAGGATGACATGGAGGCCACTAAGGCCGAGATAAAGGAGCGCTTCGGCGGGGACAACCGCGGCGAGCCTTTCGTCACCTCCGGTCCGACTAAGGTCCACCAGTTCGGGTTCTCGCCTGAGCAGATGGACATGAGAACGCTGCGGCGAGTCCCTGAGGAGCGGGTCTCCGGCGTCATCGGTGTGGCAGCCATCGTTGCCGGACTAGGGGCAGGGCTCGACCGCAGCACCTTCGCTAACTTCGCCGAGGCACGGGAGGCGTCTTACGAGGGCGCTGTCATCCCTGTGCAGCGGCTGTGCTCGTCGGAGCTAAAGCACCAGCTGCTCATCGACTTCGAGCCCAACGTTACGAAGCTGCGCGTCCGGTTTAACCTCAAGGAGGTGCGGACGCTGCAGGAGGATGAGAACAAGCTGGTCGAGCGTAAGCTCAAGGAGCTCGCCGCCGGGACTATCCTCCTGTCCGAGTACAGGGCTGAGACGGGGCGCACCGTCAAGCCTGAGCACGACGTCTACTTGCGCAGCAGCGCTATCGAGGAAGTGCGGGCCGAGGATCTCGGCAAGGAACCGCCTCCTCCCCCGCCAATGGTGCCGCCGGGTGCAGGAGACCCGGCCGTTGACGCGGAGAAGCCTCCCGTCGAGAAGCCGCCCGAAACACAGGCTCCGGCGGCACCAAATGGCAACGGCAAGCACCGTCACCTGCCTAACGTCAAGGGCAAGAGCGCGGAGCAGCGCAGGCTCATGGAGCTCTACGGTACCCAGCTAGAGCAGCTCGCCACGGTACCGGAGCCTGACCTCGTTCTCATATTCGAGAGCCTCGGTGCGGTGGCCGAGGGCGCGTACATCACCGACGCACCTAAGGGGCGTAAGGCTGACGACGTGTCCGACCGGGACAGGGTCGCCGCAATCCTCGGCCGTATGAAGGGCGAGCTGGCGACCCACCAGGCGCGGATCAGGGCAACTAACGAGGCGCACTACCAGCGCGTCGCTCAGGCGACTGTAGGCGGCTTGAACGACGTCTACCAACTTAACGTCATGCTACCCGACGAGGCGGCGCGCCAGATCCTCTCCGAGGGCGGGCGACGTGCGGGCCTCATCGACCTGCGAGCACAGACGCGTGACGCGCTGTATCGCAGCCTAGCGGAGGGCGCCGTGCTGGGTGAGTCGACGGACCAGCTCGCCCGTCGCATCCGCTCTCAGGTCGCCTCAGGGCGCTTCTCGCTCGCAGGGCCGTCTTACAGGGCCAAGCTCATCGCGCGGACGGAGACGAGGTTCGCGCAGAACATATCGGCCATGGCGGCGTACAACGCTGCCGGCGCCACAGGCCTTCTCGCGTTCGACTCGCAGGGGAGCGGCAAGTCCGACCCCGACTGTGAGGAGCGGGACGGCCAGACCTTCTCGTTCGCCGACGCCGAGAGCGCACTGGCTGACGAGCATCCGAACGGCACGCTGAACTTCGCGCCGGTATTCGACTAGAGAGGAGGGACCGTGTGGCATAAGACCTGTCAGGACTTCGAAGTGAAGGCAGTGGATTCCGCCAAGGGCGAAGTCACCGCTGTCTTCGCTCGGTTCAATGTCAAGGACCACGACGGGGACGTCACCCTCCCCGGCGCATTCCGTGACGGAGCCGGGGTGCGGGTGTCCGCGTACAACCACGCATCGTGGGCACACGCGCTTCCTGTGGGCAAGGGCACCATCTCGACGACGGACGAGGTAGCCGTCGCCGACATGAAGTTCTTCATGAACACCCAGCAGGGCCGCGAGACGTTCGAGGTCGTCAAAGAGCTCGGAGCTCTCGGCGAATGGTCGTACGGCTACGACGTGATCGAGAGTAGTCGCGGCAACCTCGGCGGCGAAGACGTCCAGTTCCTCAAGACGCTCGACGTTCACGAGGTCTCGCCTGTGCTACTGGGTGCAGGCATCGGCACAGGCACGTTGTCGGTCAAGTCCGTCAAGGACATGGACGCTGACGCGCTCGTCAAGCAGGCGACTGCGGTCGTCGCACGTCTGGTGGAGCTGGAGATCGATCCGCCGGACGAGCTAGTCAAGTACGTGACAGAAACTCGCCACGAGGCACCCGCCGACGACGAGGAGCTGGCACGGATGAAGGGAACGCTGTTGCTCATCGGCGCAGCGCACGGACTGACAATCGAGACAGGAGAGTGAAGTGGGACTGACTCAGGATCTCGTCGAGCGGCGCGGACAGCTCGACAACGAGCGCAAGACGCTCGCACAGTGGTGGGAGGAGGCCGGCACCAACCTGGACATGGACAAGGTCAAGTCCATCGAGGGCAACTCGGTCGAGAAGGCCCGGAAGTTCAAGGAGCAGCACGACAAGATCAACGTGCTGGCAGCCGAGGTCGACGCCATCGCCGACACGGTCAAGGCGTACAATCTCGGCAAGGAGCAGGAGCAGGCGCTGGAGTCGCTCGAGCGCATGAAGCACCGGGGCGACCTGGACGCGAACGACGACTTCCAGAACAACGCTCGCCAGAAGTCGCTCGGCGAGCTGTTCGTCGAGTCCGACGCGTACACCAAGAAGCAGGGCGTGCACGGCCCCGTCTCGGTTCTGCCGGGCGACGTGAAGACGCTCATGACCACGTCTGCCGGCTGGGCGCCGGAGACGAACCGCACGGGACGTCTCGTCGAGTTCGCCACCCGCCCTGTGCAGGTGACGGATCTCATCCCGATGGGACGCACCGGCCAGGCCGCTGTCGTCTACATGGAGGAGACGACGTTTACGAACAACGCCGCGGAGACGGCGGAGGCGGGAACGTATCCCGAGTCGGCACTGGCGCTCACCGAGAAGTCGTCGCCTGTCCAGAAGATCGCTACGTTCCTTCCGGTCACCGACGAGCAGCTCGAAGACGTCGCCGGCATCCAGAGCTACATCGACAACCGTCTCACGTTCATGCTGCGCCAGCGGCTGGACTCGCAGATTCTCGTCGGCAACGGTACGCCGCCGAACCTGCGCGGCGTGCTCAACGTCGTCGGCATCCAGACGATCTCGGCCGGGGCACAGCCCGTGCCGGACGCGGCCTACAAGGCGATGACGCTGGTCCGTGTCACGGGCCGCGCCAACCCGACCGGCTTCGTCTTCAACCCGACCGACTGGCAGGACGTCAAGCTCCTCAAGACGGCCGACGGTATCTACATCTGGGGTAACCCCGCAGATGCCGCACCGGACCGCCTGTGGGGCCTGCCTGTCGCGCTCAGCGACGCGCTCACCCTGAACACCGCCCTGGTCGGCGACTGGCAGGGGCACAGCGAGCTCGTCCTGCGCCGTGACATCGAGGTGCAGGTCAGCAACAGTCACTCGACGTTCTTCATCGAGGGCAAGCAGGCCATCCGTGCCGACATGCGCGCGGCGCTCGTGTTCTACCGCCCGACGGCCTTCTGCACCATCACGAGCGTCTAGCATGCCGCCGGGAATCCTCAACCCCATTCCGGAAGGGATCACAGGTCGCGGAGCCAAGACTGTCCGTGCCGTCTACGACTTCGCAGTCGACGGCGGTGCGGTCGGCACGATTCCGCTCCTGGGGTCGACGGACATTCCGAACGGCGCCCTGGTCATGGGCGGCTACATGGAAGTGCACACTATCGTGGCTGGCGCAGGCGCCACCGCAGCTGTGCAGTGCCAGGCCGCCAACGACATCATCTCGGCAGCAGCCGTCTCCGGAGCTCCGTGGAGCACTACCGGCCTCAAGGCCGTCGTGCCTCTGTACACTGCGACGACGATGATCCGTCTGACCGCGGCGCGTGACATCTCGCTGGTGATCACCGCCGCAGTCCTGACAGCGGGTCGGTTCTCCGTCGTCCTGTTCTACCAGGATCCGTTGGTCTAATGGCCAATATCGACCTCACCGTCCAGGACATCTCGCGTGCTGGTCTAGACGCGAACGACCAGGGCTCGTTGTCCATCTCGGATACGTACTTCGTGCCGAACGATGGACGCGTGTTCCTGCACTTCAAGAAGAGCGGCGCGGGCATCGCCAATATCACCTTCGACACCCCGGGTACGGTGGACGGAGTGGCAATCGCCAACCCTGTGGTGCAGGTCCCGGCGACGACAGGTGACATCATGGTCGGCCCGTTCCGTCCGGAAACGTTCAACGATCCCACGACCGGGAAGATGTCCTTCACCTCGGACAATATCACCGGTCTCACCGTCGCACGACTGAGGCTGCCGTGAGCAACATACTGGACACAGCGTCTGGCTTCCCTGCGCGAGATGGGAACGTCAAGGCACAGCCCATCACCATCCAGATCGGCAACGTCGGGCCTCACCTGTCCGGCCAGACGGTCGCACTCACGGAGCGGCTGTATCTCACAGCCGACAAGAACAAGGTCGTCCGCGAGGGCAGCGAGCACGCTCGCTTTCTCCTGGGCGGCCCTGGGGATGAGATCCCCGTAGAGCAGGCAATCGCACTGGGCATGGTCGTGCAGGACGACGACGACGAAGTCGAAGACGAAACCAAGCAACGTACGCCGGCGAAGAACAAGCAGCGCAAGCCGGCTGAGAACAAGGAGCAGTGAACGTGGCCAAGAAGGCTGACGACAAGAGCGAGAAGGTCGAGGCGAAGGACGCCAAGGCATCGGAGCGCGAGAACCTCGAGGCGACGCGCAAGCAGGCGCACGACGATCTCGACGCGCAGCTCGACCGGCAGGAGGCCATGGCGGCCGTGCCGCAGAAGGTCATCGATCCGAACGAGTCCGCGGCCATGGAGACCATCACCGGACAGGCCCCGATCCGTGACATGAGCGACGCGCCGCCTCCGGGGCAGCTCGGTCCGCACGAGGAGTCCGAGCAGTCGACGCCGGCGGAAGACGTCAACACCACGCCCGAGCCGAAGAACGAAGACGACGGCGAGTAAGGTCTCATGGCCGATATCGTCTTCAACATTGCCAAGGGTCGGGTCGCAGAGCTCTACAATCGCGTAGACTCGAACGACCCGGCCAACTCGGCACTCATCATCGTACCGGTTGAGGTCGGCGCAACGACCGACGCCACGATCCGCGACTTCGACACTCTCGCGGCTGTGCTGGCTGGCGGTGTCACGGAGCGCTCGGCCAACGGCTGGAACAGGAAGACACTCGACGACTCGGCTCTGTCGGCGATGACGGTCGACGACACCAACGACCGCATGCCGCTCGACTTCGCCGACCAGACGTGGACTCCAACCTCGGCAGGTGACACAGTCTCCGACCTCATCATCTGCTACGACAACGACACCACGGGCGGGACGGACTCGAACCTCATCCCGCTCACCATGCACGACTTCGTCATCATCCCGGACAGCTCGCTTGTCACCGCGCTAGTGACGGACTTCTTCCGGGCCTCGTAACGTCTCATGGCTGACGAGCAAATCGGCGCATTCCAGGCTGTAGGGTCTGGCACAACCTGGTCCATCCCGATCAGTGCTGGCAAGGTCGCCAACGCTGGCGAGAAGGTGCTCGTCGCCATTACTTGCAATGCAGCCGCAGGCGAGACGTGTACTGTCACCGATGATGTCGGTTCTACGTACACACCGGAGGGTTCGGTACAGCAGCCCGGCGCGGCCACCCGCACGTTCCTCTTCCGGCGTGACATCGTTGGCGGCGGGGACGAACTCGAAGACACTACCAATAACAATATCAACGTGACCCATGCTCCTACGCTCAACCGTAAGGAAGGCGTAGTAATCAAGCTACAGGGCCTTGCTTCCGGAGCTCCACACCAGTCCGGACAGGCAACTGGCAACAGCACGACGCCGAGCGCAACCACTGGGTCGGCATTGACTGTGGCCTGTACTGTGGTCGGCATCTGTCAGGCGAACGCGCCCGCTTCTCAGCCAACGCTCGGCTTCACACCAGGCAGCGGCTACTCCGAGATCGCGGACCACGCGCTGAACAGCACGACGAACCGCGGCACCGCCGTGGAGCTCAAGTCTCAGAGCAGTGGTACGGCTACAGCAGACGGCACCATCACGTCGAACCCGTGGACGATGAGTGTCTTCGCGTATGCGACGAGCAGCGGCCAGAACGTCGCCGCCAACCCAGCAACTGAGACCGACACCGCACAGCCGTTCAGTAGGACCAAGGACAAGGCCGCAGGGATCGCAGCTGAGACCGACGCTGCGCAGCCTGTGGGTAAGAGCAAGGCCAAGGCC